GCAAAAATATCTTAGCAAAATATCTCATAGGTCAGGCACCTGCTTATGCATCATACATTGCTGTGGGCTGCGGTGCCAAACCACTTGGAACCAATCAGGCATTTGGAGACTACTCTGACATAAAGGCATTAGACTTTGAAATGTTTCGTGTTCCAATTACATCACGAGGCTATGTAAATGACGACGGCACCAATAAAATTGTTTTAACAGCCGAACTACCAACAGATGAAAGATATGAGATTTCTGAAGTAGGAGTTTTCTCTGCTGGTGCAAACCCATCTGCTGGAGCATATGACAGTCGTTCTTTGTTTGCTTTTACTGTAAATGAAAACTGGGAATATCATACAGCAGAAACAGCAGTAGCGCTTCCAGTAATTTATGAACCGCTAGACGGCGTAGCAAATGATAACGTGATTAACCAAACAGATCTTGTCTTCCAAACAAACTCTGATAATAGATTATTTACAAATGCTGAACGCATTGCTAGATATGAACGTGCTAGATTTTTTAATAACATCGTTATGATGAGAGGAGATACATCCTCGCTAACTGTTTCTGGAACTAATCAGTTAGAAATTGGTACAAATACAAATCATATCCACTTACTTGGAACTGGTTTAGATTTTAACAAAAATGCCCCTACAGATCAAATTAAATTAGGATTTAGTATTATCAATAAAGATCCAGACCCTTCTATTGTTCCAGATGAAGTCAGAATATTATTAGAGTTTGCAGAAAGCGATCAGCCAGGCTCTGGAGAGTGGGCAAGATTTGAAGTAATCATGTCTGCTGATGATTATGATTTTGCCAATAACAGATATTATATAGTAACAAAAGAATTACAAGAGTTACACAAGAGCACAGGCTTTACATGGAATAATGTTAGTATTGTAAAAATATATTCAACGGTGATTAATGCTTCAGTACCTTCAGATGACTTTTATATTGGTCTAGATGCAATTCGTTTTGAGAATATTTCAACAACAAATCCAGTATACGGTTTGACTGGATATACAGTACTAAAAAATACTAATGCTGAAACTATTGTTAAGGCAGCAAATACAACCAACTATATTGAGTTTAGATTTGCTATGGATGTGCAATAATGCCTACCCCAGATCGTGGTATTAAAAAAATTATTATTCCAAAATCTAAACTGCCTGGATTTTTTGGAGACAATAGACAGTATGTTTTAAAGTATAGATTTATTTCTGAAGACAAAAATAGAACATCACACTGGTCCCCAACTTATAAAATTATAGCAGAAGATACGCCAAGTGAAATTTTAAATAGCATGATTATTGATACTTCAAATAGAGTTATTAATTTGGCGTGGCAACCACAAACAAACATAGAAGAGTATTACATATATATTAAGTGGAATAATGCTGGGTGGCAGTATTATAGTAAAACAAATCAAACAAACTATTCCATCGTATATTCAGCAGATAAAGAGTATGCACATATTGCAGTTCAAGTAAAGACTATCCCGCTAGAAAGGTTTGCAGACGCAATACTTTTTGAAAATGAGGGCAGTCTGATATAATTAGACAGGAGGAATAATGGCAAAAATACCACTACCAGAACTAGGGCAACCGCTTGATGTATCTTATATTTATCAGATAGCAAATGCTGTCAATGAAGTCGCAGTACAGGTCTCTCCAGCAATTTATAGGTACGTTACAGTAGACGTACAGAACGGTGTTCAGCAAAATGCTAAGGCGTCAGAAACACGATTTATTGGTGGATATGTAGACGTAGTAAAGAGTTCCAACCAGAGCGTTGGTAGTCAGCAACCATTTACCTATAACTTTCCTGCAGACTTTAAGTTTGTTCCAATTGTTACTGCAAGCCCAGTGAACATTGGTGGAACAGAAGCAGGTAAAAATGTGTCTGTTGTTTTAAAGTCAATAACAACTTCCAAGGTAGACGGTGTAGTTAATTTTAATTCTGGTGGAGATGTATCAATCGGTGTTAATCTTATTATCATCGGCATACCTAATTAATGATAAGTTGTAAAAAATGCTCAAGAAGAATGTTTGTGGACAGAGTGTTTACCTCAATGTCTCATTTAGAGACTTATTGCTTTTACTGTGGATCAAGAAAGTTTTTTCATCCGCCGTCTGATTCGGAGGAAGGTCGATGGCTGTTAAAAAAGGAAATAGAACGAGCGAAGACTATAATAACGCCCCTGTAATACCTGGAAATAAAAAAGTGTGGTTTCTTAATGGGGACCTAGTTCGGATTCATCATTATAACAAATCAAATGGCATTATGTCTGTTTATAATATTAACAAAGATAGAATTGAAAGTTGTTTAATTAATGATTTTAAAAATAAAAGAGAACGTGCTTATACTGTAGGAGAGACGGCTGATCTGGTTAATAGGCATAAAAAATATATGCCATCATTAATGAAGCGTGGCGTAATACCTTTCCCAACAGGATCACAAAAAGGTGGAGAGCGTGGATGGCAAGTACGCTCATACTATTCTGAATCACAGGTAAGAGATATTCGTGATATATTAGCAACCTATCATATAGGCAGACCAAGAAAAGATAATCTAATAACAAATGATATCACTCCCAGTAAGGCTGAGTTGACACGCAGAATGGGAGATGGTATACTGACATATACGAAGACTGAAGACGGTAGATTTATACCTATTTGGTCTGAATCAATATAAACGAAGGGTATGAAATGGAAGATACAAAAGTATCAGTAACACTTGGCTATACACTTAACCTTGGAAATTTTCAATCGTTAAGATTAGATTTAGGTGTAATCGATTCAAAGCGTGATGGAGAAAATACAGATCAGGCTTTTGAACGTGTATACAAGTTTGTTGAAGATAAACTTGCTCTCAAAATTTCAGAAGCAAAGGTCGAACTAGAAGAAGGCAACTAGTGTGACAGAAAAACAGCAGCGTATGGCTCTGTTGAGTAGGTTTGATAAACACTATAAGTTTAAACTAGGACAGAAGCCACAATACAATAAGTGGATTGAACAATGGTCTGCCGATGCCTTAATTGAGTCATATGGCTTAGATGTTTGTTATGAATTACTTGAGTATTATTTTGAGGTATCACAAAATCCTACATGGAATAATTTTGCTTATATGGCACATGATATACTAGAAGCAAAAGCACAATATCAAAAAGATTTAGAAGAAAGACAGAAGCGTAGACAAATGGCTAAGGAGTGGTTGAGTGAATAATACAGAATCAAAGTTGATTTCAGCCGTTCTTAAAGATAAGCAAGCACACGTTTTACTGCAAGCAAACGTTGAAAACATTCTCACAACGCATGTCGATGTTTGGCAGTTTATTAGAAAATACTATGAGGCTAATGCCACTGTTCCACCAACAGAACTAGTTGTAGAAAAGTTTAGAGACTTTGAACCCATAAGTGGAGTTGGTGCTACAAAGCATCACCTTGAAGAATTACAGGCAGAATATTTAACAAATAGCCTTAAGGATATTATTAGATCTGCAGCAACAGATGTTCAGGGTGGACAAGGATTAGATGCACTAGAATCTCTGATTACAAAGACTGCTGAACTTAGAAAAAACACAGCAGCCATTCGTGATATTGATGTAACAGATTTAGACTCTGCTGTTGCATATTTTGAAAACTTAAAGAAGCAACAGGAGGCTGGAGCACTAGGCATTAAAACTGGTCTTCCAGGATTTGACAACTACTTACCTTCTGGAATCATGCCAGGGCAGTTGGGAGTGTTCCTTGCATATCCAGGCATAGGAAAGTCATGGTTGTCTCTCTATTTCGCTGTACAGGCTTGGAAACAGGGTCGTAGCCCAATGATCATCAGTCTTGAAATGTCAGAGGTAGAGGTCCGTAATCGTGTGTTTGCAATTATGGGTGAAGGCCTATGGTCGCATAGAAAATTAAGTGCGGGACAAATCGAAATGGATATGCTTAAGGATTGGCATACAAAGAGTGTTAAGGGTAAGCCAGAGTTTCATATCATCTCTAATGATACTGGTGGAGATATCACTCCATTAGTCTTACGTGGAAAGATTGATCAATATAAGCCAGACTTTGTTATCGTTGACTACTTACAGTTGATGAGTCCAAACCAAAAGTCAGACAATGAAACAATCCGCATGAAGAATCTTTCTCGTGAATTAAAGTTGATGGCTATTGCTGAAGAGGTTCCAATTATTGCCATTTCATCTGCTACACCTGATGATGTTACAAAACTTGAAACCGTGCCAACTCTTGGTCAAACAGCCTGGTCACGTCAGATAGCCTACGATGCAGACTGGGTTTTAGCACTTGGTCGTGGAAACAATAGTGACATTATAGAATGTGTATTCCGTAAGAATCGCAATGGTTTTATGGGAGAATTCTTGGTTCAGGCTGATTTTGACAAAGGATACTACAGATATAAAGATTATGAAGATAAGTCAGTATAATATGCCACATGGAGTTATTTCATCACAAACCTATAAAAAGGTTTGGATTAGACGGGATCATCATTGATGACTCCGCTATCTATAGATTGCAGCAAGAATATACCAAACTCTTGGTATCTGAGATGCGACTATCAGGCTATGCTCCAAGACTTGACATTGATCCACACTTTACATTATCATACAACGAACAAAAAAATTACTTTGAATTTACATTAAGCGTATACGGAATATATATAGGGAGAAAAAGAGCAGAATGGATAATAGGGATAGACGGAATCAAACCAATATATACACAGCCAGCCAAGTTAAACGAGTACTCGCAGGGTCTGGCGTAACTGTAGAAAAAGAAGCAGAATCAGAATATATTGTTTTTTGTCCTTTTCATTCAAACCACCGCACCCCTGCTGCTGAAATAAATAAATACACTGGATTGTTTTTCTGTTTTTCATGTAGTAAGACTGCTGACCTTATTGAGTTGGTAATGCATTTTTCTAATAGGACATATTTTGAATCTATTAGATTTATTAAGAGCAAAGAAGTTGAAACTGATATTTTATCTGAAGTCAACAATAAGTTAGTAGATAAAGAAGAGTGGCCAGAGTTTGATGCTTCTATTGTTCAAAGACTACACGAGCAAGCCCTTGTTTCAGATAGAGCAAAAGAATATTTTATTAAACGTAAACTAACCAAAGACTCCGTAGTTAAATTTAAATTAGGGTATTCTGAAAACCAGGACATGATTACAATTCCAGTACAAAATCATGAAGGCTTGTGCGTTGGGTTCGTAGCAAGATCCGTTGAAGGTAAAGACTTTAAGAATACAACCAAACTTCCTAAATCAAAGTTATTATTTAATTTAAATAGAGTTAAGACGGCATCCAAGGTATACGTTGTAGAATCATCATTTGATGCCATAAGATTAGATCAGGTTGGCTTTCCTGCCGTTGCTACGCTGGGAGCCAACGTATCTTCTAAACAAATAGACTTGCTTCAAAAGTACTTCAGTGATATAATTGTTATTGCTGATAATGATGAGGCTGGCGGTAACATGAAAGACAGAATTGTTGAAAGACTGGGTGGAATTGTTACTGTAATTAATTTAGACAAACAATATAAAGACATAGGCGATATGGACGATAAGTCAATAAAAGAACTAGAATATCAGTTTGACAAATCAATAGTGTCTATGCTAAACTAGGATAAACAAAGGAGAAAACTATGAGCGTTATTAAGGGACTAAAAAATATCAATGCCCTGCTCGATAAGAAAACAGATGAAACTGGGCCAAAGGTTCGTTGGCTTAAGTTGGCTGATGGACAAGCAGTAAAGATTCGATTCATTGAAGAATTGGATGAAGACTCTGCAAACTATAATGAAAAGCGTGGTCTTGCACTTGTTGTAAAGGAACACACAAATCCAAAGGACTACAAGCGTAAGGCTGTAGATACTTTAGATACAGAAGGTCGTGACTGGGCTGAAGAAATGTACCGCAAAGATCCAAAGGGTAACAGTGGATGGCGTGGTCGTCTTCGTTTCTATTGCAACGTTCTAGTAGACGATGGCATTGAGGAAAAGCCTTATGTTGCTATTTGGTCTATGGGTGTTAGCAAGCAATCTTCATTTAACACTATTCGTGAGTATGCTCTTGAAACAGGAAGCATCTCAAACATCACCTGGAAGTTAAAGCGTAATGGTCAGGGTACTGAAACATCATACACTTTAATTCCTTCTGCTCCAGATAAGGAGCCATTCAATTGGGAAGGCATTGAGCCATATCCACTAGAGAAGGCATTGCGTCGTGTTCCATATGCTGAACAGGAAGCATTCTATCTTGGATTTGATTCACCTTCTGCTACTTCAGCGACGAATATCGACTGGTAGTAGATGAATTACGTACCATTACACTTACATACTCACTTCTCATTATTTGACGGTATTGGAATACCTTCTGAATATGTAGATCGTGCCGTTAAATTGGGTATGCCTGCAATAGCGATTACAGATCACGGTTCCCTTTCTGGACACAGAGAGATGTATCGTGTTGCAAAAGCAAATGGTATTAAGCCTATTCTTGGCATAGAAGGTTATATGTGTGAGGATCGCTTTGATAGAAGAGACAAAGAAGATCGCACTACCCCATTAGACATGGTGTACAACCATATAATTCTTCTAGCCAAGAATCAGGTAGGTTTAGAAAACCTAAACAAACTAAACGAACTTGCATGGACTGAAGGTTATTACAAAAAGCCTAGAATTGATTTTGAAATATTATCAAAATATAAAGAAGGCATTATTGTTTCGTCAGCATGCCCTAGTGGAATTATCGCTAAGTCAATCGAACTTGGCGAACTTGGCATGGCAAAGAAATATATCAAGTGGTTTAAAGAAGAGTTTGGCGACGACTATTATCTTGAAGTAATGCCACATAACGATGAGTCTATTAATCGCAATATTCTTTTACTTGCTGATGAGTTTAAGGTTAAGCCAATTGTTACTCCAGACTGCCACCATGTAGATCCGTCACAAAAAGAAATTCAAGAGTTAAAACTTATTCTAAATACCTACTCAAACAAAATTCAAAAAGACGCAACATACGATAAGTCTAAAAAACAGGGCAGTTTAATGAAACGCCTTGACTACCTATACGGTGAAGATAGACAAATGTCATTTAATAAGTTTGATATTCATCTACTTTCATATGAAGAGATTCAGGCTGCTATGGAGAAGCAAGCAGTATGGAGAACAGATATTTATGAAAATACAATTGATCTTGCAAATAAAATTGAAGACTATGATATCAAAGATAATTTAAATTTACTTCCAGTTCAATATAAAAATCCAGATAAACAACTAGAGGATTTGGCTCTCGCAGGTTTGGCTGAAAAGGGACTTGATACAAATCAAAAATATCTAGATAGACTTAATGAAGAGTTAACCGTCATTAAAGATAAAAAGTTTGGACCATACTTCCTTGTTGTTCAAAGCATGATTGCTTGGGCAAAGAAAGAAGGCATCATGGTTGGTCCTGGACGTGGTTCTGCAGCAGGATCATTGTTATGTTATGCTCTAGGCATTACAGATATTGATCCAATTCAACACGGACTACTCTTTTTCCGTTTTATTAATCCTGAACGTAATGACTTTCCAGATATTGATACTGATATTCAAGACTCTCGTCGTGATGAAGTCAAAGATTATCTTGTAAGACAATATAAGCATGTTGCTTCTATTGCTACATTCTTAGAATTTAAAGATAAAGGTGTGGTACGAGATGTTGCTCGTGCACTAAATATCCCGTTGGTAGATGTTAATAAGGTGTTAAAGTTGGTAGATACTTGGGATGAGTATTGCACCTCAAAAACAACTGCATGGTTTAGAGAGAAATATCCAGAGGTGGAACAATATGGGGAACAACTTCGTGGTCGTATTAGAGGTACTGGTATACACGCTGCTGGTGTTGTCACTAGCAAAAATCCTATTTTTAGGTACGCACCGTTGGAGACACGTAATTCTCCTGGTTCCGATGAGCGTATTCCTGTTGTGGCAGTTGATATGGAAGAAGCAGAAAAAATTGGTCTCATCAAAATCGACGCACTTGGACTTAAAACATTAAGTGTTATTAATGACACCATTAAAATAATTAAGGAACGAGAAGGCACTGAAATCGATTTGCTTAAGATCGATATGGAAGATCAAAAGGTATATCAGATGCTTTCTGAGGGATATACAAAGGGTGTGTTTCAATGTGAAGCAACCCCATATACAAATCTTCTTATTAAGATGGGTGTAAAAAATTTAGCAGAACTTTCTGCTTCAAACGCTTTGGTTCGTCCAGGTGCTATGAATACTATCGGAAAAGATTATATTGAGAGAAAGCACGGTAGACAGGCAGTAAACTATCTACATCAAACAATGAAGCCATTTACTGAAGAGACCTATGGATGTATCCTATATCAAGAACAGGTTATGCAGGCTTGCGTAGAACTAGGTGGAATGTCTTGGTCTGAGGCTGATAAGGTTCGTAAGATTATTGGTAAGAAAAAGGATGCGAGGGAGTTTGATGTATTTCGTGATAGGTTCGTTGATGGTGCTTCTAAGTATGTTAGCCCTAATCAGGCTCGTGATTTATGGCATGACTTTGAGGCGCATGCGGGTTATTCGTTCAACAAGTCTCATGCGGTTGCTTACTCTACGCTCTCGTATTGGACGGCGTGGCTAAAATATTATTATCCAATTGAGTTTATGTACTCGTTATTAAAAAATGAAAGGGACAAAGATGCGAGAACTGAATATCTTATTGAAGCGAAAAGAATGGGGATTAGCATTAAACTACCTCACATTAACGATTCGGATATTGATTTTAAAATTGAGGGTAAAGGTATTCGGTTTGGATTGTCGGGGATCAAGTTTATCTCTGATAAGATTGCAGAACGATATATATCGGCACGACCTTTTAAGTCTTTCGAGGAAGTTAAAACCTTTACATTTACAAAAGGTAATGGAGTCAACAGTAGAGCGTTAGAGGCATTAAGAATTATTGGTGCTGCAACATTTCCAGATAATCCAAGGAATGATGATGAAATTCGTGAAAATCTTTACGAGTACCTTGGCCTACCAGAATTTACCCAAACAGTTCCATCACATTTTCATGCTTTCATAAATCCAGTTGAAGAGTTTGAAGAAAAGGGATCCTTTATTTTAATGGGTATGGTTAAGGGTATTAAGCGTGGCAAGGGTTGGTCTCGTGTTGAGATTTTAGATAAAACAGGAAGCATAGGTGTATTTGATGAAGAACAAACTACAATTGAGGCTGGACGAAGTTATATTGCACTCTGTACTGATAATCGAATTGTGTCTGCTGTTCCTGTAGATGAAATCAAAGGGTCTGATTCTGCACTTATTAAGTTTTTAAACTATAGAATGCTTCCGTATAAAGACGAAGAGTTATTTGTGGTATCATTTAAACCAAGAATAACTAAAGCAGGTAAAAAAATGGCTTCACTAACTTTGGCAGATACATCTAGAGATCTACACTCTGTTACTGTATTTCCTACAGCATTTGCTAAAGCATATATGAAAATTGAAGAAGGTCATGCCTATAATTTTGAATTAGGCAAAACCAAAGAGGGAACTGTGATATTGGAGGACGTAAGTGTCAGTTAGCGTAGAAGATGTATTAAAACAATTAAATCCTAAGTTAAGAAAAAGTATATTGGTTGGAGATGAGGTTCCAAAAACAGAATATGCATCAACACCAAGTTTTGGACTTAACCGTGCTCTAAACGGAGGCTTGCCTTATGGAAGACAGGTTTTGGTTTGGGGTAGTAAGTCAAGCGCTAAATCTTCTTTATGTCTTCAAACCATAGCACTTGCACAGCAAGAAGGCAAGATCTGTGCATGGATTGATGCAGAAATGTCATACGATAAAGCATGGGCAGAAAAGTTGGGTGTAGATACATCTAAACTGATTGTTTCACAAGCAAGAACAATCAATGAAATGGTTGACGTCGGAGTTAATCTTATAGAGGCAGGAGTTGATATCATTGTTGTTGATTCGATTACTTCTCTGTTACCAGCGATATATTTCGAAAAGGATTCAGAGGAACTTAAGCAACTTGAAAACACAAAGCAAATTGGTGCAGAATCTCGTGATTTTAGCAACGCATGGAAAATGCTTAATTATGCTAACAATAAAGTTAAGCCTACTTTGCTTATCCTTATTAGCCAGTCTCGCAATAATATTAATGCTATGTATACTAGCCAGCAGCCTACAGGTGGTCAGGCTACTAAGTTTTATTCCTCGACTGTTGTTAAACTATTTTCGTCAGAATCAGATAATCAAGCATTGAAGGGAAAAATATATGTTGGTGACAAGGCTATTGAAGAAAAGGTTGGTAGAAAGGTTAGATGGGAACTCCAGTTTTCGAAAACTTCTCCTGCTTTTCAGTCTGGTGAATATGATTTCTATTTTAGAGGCGATTCTGTGGGCATTGATTCTATCGGTGATCTTTGTGACACTGCTGAATCACTTGGCATCATAAACAGAACTGGAGCATGGTATCAACTCGAAGACGGTACAAAGGTTCAGGGTAGAGAAGCATTTATAGCAAGAGTACGAGAGGATCTTGATCTTCAAACTATGATTAAGAATAAAATCAGTGAATAAATATTCTGTTTATGAGGGCAAGTTTCCTTGTAAGGTTTGTAAACAAGAAGTAAAAACAATAAGAGTGTATCTGTCCACTGGCATGGCAACCTGGATGTGTTCTGAAAAACATTTATCTGAAGTACAGTTATTTAAGGTCGGCTACGGAAAGAAAAAGGTTAATGAGCGAAAAGAACGAGAGTAAAAGGATTGGTGCCAAGCAGCACAAAAATTCTGGTAGAAATACCAAAAAGGGTGATGCAACATGGCAAAATTTTACAGTAGACTTTAAAGAAAACTCAAAATCTTTTACATTAAACCAAGATGTGTGGGCTAAGGCAGTCACAGACGCAATTAGAAATGGTAATGACCCAGCCATATTTGTTGTCTTGGGCGAGGGAAGCAAGAAGGTAAGGCTTGCTATAATAGAGTTAGAACTACTAGAACAGATGGTGAATAATGGAACAGAATAATACAACACTTGAGATGGTAAATGGTTTGTCAGAAATAGCAGAATATATGGAGGACGAGGAATTAACAACAGCCTTGACCTTTATTGCTAAGATTATTATCAAGCCAGACATCCCCATGAACGTGGCTACGGTAGAAATTGTAAGGCTACAGGCCATTGCAGCAAAGATGGCCTTCAAGGCAACATGGATGGCTAATGTGGACAAGTCAGACAGAGGAAAGAAGAATCTTTACTATACAGCAGCAGAATCAATTAATAACTTAGTGTCTGCTCTCAAATACATCACTCGCTGATATCTGATATACTTAGTACAAACAAAGGATAACAATGACAAAAAATTTATTAAAACAAGTTATGGTCAAAAAGACTGAAACAAAACGAGAAACTAGTGAAGACTATAGTTTTGCAGATGGGCTTATTGAAAAGATAGAATCTGGATATATGGTTCAAACTAAGCCAAGGTTTAGCAAAAAAAGTAATTTCTCAGCCTCTACACTAACATATAATCATGGAGAATGTCCAAGATATTGGTATCTTGCATTTGATGGTCAAGTACATCATGATAACTCAGATGCACACGGTGTAGCAAATAGAACCAATGGAACTTTAGGTCACGAAAGAATTCAGGGAGCAATCGAGGCTTCTGGTCTATTGGATACTACAATGGAAATGGATCCGCTTCCAAGAAAATATAATAAACAAACACATCCAGCAATGGAATTTAGAGTGAAAACAGAAGATCCTCCTTTTGATGGCTATGGCGATGTAATGCTTAATATTAATGATGAGCGTGTTGTTGGAGAAATTAAGACAATTTCTAATGAAGGATTTGAATATAAAAAGAATAGCAAAAAGCCTAAGATGGGACATCTTATGCAGTTGCTTATTTATATGAAGGTTTGGAAAGTTGGCAAGGGTGTACTGATTTATGAAAATAAAAATAATCATGAGTTGCTAACTTTACCAGTAGTAGTAAACGATCATTACCGTCGGTGGGTAGACCAGGCTTTTGATTGGATGAAAGAAGTATATAAAACTTGGAAAGATCAACAACTTCCACAGAAGCCATATAGATCTAATTCCAAGATATGCAAGAATTGTCCAATTCAAAAAGCATGTGCTGAAGCAGAGACAGGGGTAATTAAAATTAAACCTCTGGAGTTACTGCAAGATGAAGAATTGTAAATGGTGCGATCATCAATTTGAATCAAGTGTTTCTTATCAAATTTATTGTTCTGAAACATGTAGAGAAGACGCAACTAAAGAAAAAATAGCACAACGATATATACAAACTAGAAGACAAAAGCGTAAAGGCAAAAACAGAGTTTGCAGGCAGTGTGGAGAAAAACTGTCTATATATAATGATGAGCCATTATGTAATAAATGCAATGTAAATCCTCTAGATGTTAAAAAGGCATTAAAACAAATTAAAGGACTATCTAATGACAAAAGCAAACGAGGAAAGTAGATATTTACATAACACTCCATCTTCAATTCCTGGAGTTGTATGTTCTATTGATGCTAGTACAAATAATCTTGCCTTTGCAATATACTCATATAAAAAGTTAGACTGCTATGGAAAAATAAATTTTAATGGCAGAGATGTTTATGAAAAAATTATTGATGCTTGTAAAAAATCAAAAGCCTTGTTTGATTATTATAATTTAGTAGAAGCAGTTGTAATTGAACATACAGTTTTTATGAATAGTCCTAAAACTGCTGCAGATCTTGCCCTTATTCAAGGAGCAATCTTAGGTGGGGCTGGGTCATCTGGAATTAAGGTTATTGGCAAAGTTTCACCTATAACCTGGCAAAATTATTTAGGAAATAAAAGATTAACTAAAGAAGAACAGATTCAAATTAGATCTGTAAATCCTGGAAAATCAGATTCTTGGTATAAGTCATATGAAAGAGAGTTTAGAAAACAAAGGACTATAAAATTGCTTGATGTTATATATGATAAAAAAATAACAGATAATGACGTAGCAGATGCTTGCGGTATAGGCCACTGGGCTATTAACAACTGGCATAAGGCTGTAGGAGTTGACAAGGAGTAGTTATGGGTGCTAAACTATATACAAACGAAGCATGGCTTAAAAAAAGATACCATGTTGACAAGAAGTCTGCAGAAGAGATAGCAAAGGAATGTGGTGTAACTGTGGAAACCATTTATGTATATCTTGCTAAATTTAAGTTAAGAAAGTCAAAACGATAATGCGTAAAAATACATCACAAGAAGATTTTGTACTTAATATTTTAGACCAAAAGAAAAACGGATATTATGTTGAGTTGGGTGCATTTCATTCTGAGCAAGGCAGTAATACTTATAATTTAGAAAAAGATCATGACTGGAATGGTGTCTCTTTTGAGATTGTTCCAGAGTGGCATAAAGAGATTACAGAAAATAGAAAGAACCCTTGCGTGTTGGGTGATGCAACTAAATTTAATTATGTTAAATATTTTGAAGAAAATAATTTTCCAAAACAGATAGACTACTTACAGGTAGACATAGATGCTGGCTATGATAAGGCTGGTAGATCAGTTGGTAATCCAAACCTTTCCCTACTAGGCCTAATTGCCTTGCCATTAAATACCTATCGCTTTTCTATTATTACCTTTGAGCACGATGCACTTGTTGAGTTTAAAAATATATCAATGCGTGACACACAACGAGAAATTTTGCACTCTTTGGGCTATTCTTTGGTTAGAAGATACTATCACGAAGACTGGTGGGTAGACCCAAATGTGATACCATATGAAGTATATAAGAACTATTTTAGAGTGGAGGCTTTATGAAACTAGATCCTGTATTTCCAGATTCACAAAATTTTAAGTGTGAAGAGTTATACCTACTTACTGTAGGAACAGAGGCAGGAAAAGAAATCTGGCATTCATGTCATGAGATTGCACATATGTTAATAAAGAAGAATATTGCATACGGCAATTCAGCCCTTGAACCTGTTCGTATATTTTCAAAAGCGGGACCAAGAGAGCAATTGCATGTTCGTATTGATGATAAATTAAATAGACTTATGAAAGGAACTGATTATCCAGGAGACAATGATATCGACGATTTAATTGGGTATTTAGTTTTACTTAAGATAGCAAAGAATAAAGATTTAGGTGTGCAGGAGGATTATCAACTTGTCAACTGAAGAAGATTTAGTCAAGCACCTTGATGAGATAAATGTTGTTGTCAGCGAATATCTTAAGGGTAATGATGCAACAAAAATTTCTAAAGATTTATCTATTCCTAGAAATCGTGTTGTACAGCATATTAATGAATGGAAGGTCATGGCTTCTGCCAACGACGCTATCCGTGCACGTGCCAAAGAAGCACTTGCTGTTGCAGACACTCACTATAATAAATTAATTTCAAAATCATATGAAGTTATCGATGAGGCTTCTTTAACAAATAACCTAGGTGCAAAAACTCAAGCCATTAAGTTGGTTATGGATATTGAGTCTAAAAGAATTGATATGCTTCAAAAAGCAGGCTTGTTAGAAAATAAAGAACTTGCTGAAGAGATGATTCAGATTGAAAAGAAACAGGAAGTTCTTATGGCTATTCTTCGTGATATTGCATCAGAGTATCCTGAAATTAGAGATGAGATTATGAGGCGACTGTCTGAAATCTCAAAAAGAGATGAAGTGATAACAATTGTCCACGATGTTTGATGATTTTCTTGAGGCATTAAAAGATAATCATTTTGAAGAAACACCTGTAGATGCTAAAACATTTGTTGAATCTCCAGACTATTTAGGACAGCCAGGACTTTCTACAATTCAATATGACATTGTAGAGGCTATGAGTCAAATATATCGTAAAGAAGATCTTCAGCAGATTATGGGTGAAGAAGAAGGAGCAAGATATTTTGAAAAATATACAAAAAATGAAATTATCCTCCAACTTGGCAAGGGTAGTGGAAAAGATTTTACTTCTACTGTTGCTTGTGCTTACATTGTGTATAAGTTATTATGCCTTAAGGACCCAGCAAGATATTTCGGTAAGCCCAGTGGCGATGCCATAGACCTTATTAACGTTGCTATTAACGCTCAACAGGCCAAGAATGTTTTCTTTAAAGGATTCAAAACTAAGATTGAAAAGTCTCCATGGTTTGCTGGAAAGTATGAAGCAAAGGTAGACTCAATTGGTTTTGATAAATCAATTACAGTTTACTCTGGTCACTCTGAAAGAGAATCTCACGAGGGATTGAACCTTTTGCTTGCAGTTCTTGATGAGATCTCTGGCTTTGCATCAGAGGTAGCAACAGGTAATGAGCAAGGAAAGACTGCTGATAACATCTATAAAGCCTTCCGTGGTTCTGTAGATTCTCGTTTCCCAGATCTTGGTAAAGTAGTTCTTCTTTCTTTCCCACGCTATAACGGTGACTTTATTTCTGAGCGGTATGACGCAGTAATTGCTGAAAAAGAAGTAGTAAATAAGACACATAGGTTTATTGTTAATCCATTGTTGCCAGAAGATGACAAAGATAACTGGTTTGATATTTCTTGGGATGAAGACCACATAAAATCTTACAAGTATCCTGGAGTTTTTGCAATTAAACGACCAACATGGGAAGTAAATCCTACTAGAAAGATTGATGATTTTAAGATTGCTTTTATGACAGACCTTGGCGACGCCATGATGCGTTTTGCTTGTGTACCAACATTTGCATCAGATGCATTTTTTAAGCAGGCAGATAAAGTAAGATCATGTATGAGTATTAGAAATCCCTTAGATACCTTTAGAAGATTTGAAGAAAATTTTGTACCTGACCCAGAAAAAATATATTTTGTTCATGCTGACCTTGCACAAAAACATGACAAGTGTGCTGTTGCAATTGCACATGTTGAGAAGTGGGTTAATGTTCAGGTAATCAAAGATTACGAACAAATATCACCTATCGTTGTAGTAGATGCAGTAGCATGGTGGGAACCAAAGGTAGAGGGTCCAGTTAATTTATCAGAGGTAAAGCAATGGATTCAAAATCTTAGAAGGCTTGGATTTAACATAGGGCTAGTAACCTTTGACCGTTGGCAATCATTTGATATTCAAAATGAATTGCAGGCTGTGGGAATGAGAACGGAGACAGTCTCAGTAGCCAAGAAACATTATGAGGATATGGCAATGTTGGTTTATGAGGAAAGACTTATAATGCCAGCAATCGAACTTTTATTTGAAGAATTGACAGAACTTAAAATTATGAAAAATGACAAGGTAGATCACCCACGCAAAAAATCTAAAGACTTGGCGGATGCCGTATGTGGATCCATCTTTGGAGCCATTTCTCATACCCCTAAAAATCAAAACCTTGAGGTAGAGGTCCATACTTTCAGGGATAGACCTAAACAAATTGACACATTACCTGCTAATGTGATACAATATAAACCTAGCCAAATAGAAGAAATAAACAACTTCTTGGATAGAATAAAAACAATATAAACAATGAATACGAGGAGAATAATGAATTCATTTAAGAAAATCGCTCTAGCCGTGGTTGCAGCCATGACTACCGCAACAATCGTGGCTTCGCCTGCAAGCGCAGCCGTAATGACAGTCGCTGTATCACTTGACGGAACTGCTAATACAACAGCATCTGCAATTGCTACACCTGCTTCATTGCCAGTCCCAGCAGACAACACAATCGATGCTGCTGATGCACTAAAGTTTGTTGCAACAGTTGATACAGGAACAAACGTTTCAGTATCAGCAACTAACGCAACAATTGTTTCTGCATTGCACACATCTGCTGCACCAGTATCTGCATCATCAGGATCATCATCTTTGACAATTGCAACTGGAACAGGAACAACCGCAACATTTTATGTCTACACAAAGACAACAGCAATTGGTACAGTTGCTATTACAAACGGTGGAACAACACTAACTTATTATGTACAGGGAACTGCAGGAAAGATTAATACTCTTGCACTTTCATCTGCTGATGCTGGAACAACTTCAAGCGTTGTAACTGCAACAGTAACCGCAACAGACGTATTTGGTAACAAGGTATCAGGTAAGGGTCTAACAGCACTCGTTGTTGGTGGAACTCTTGATACAACTACTGCTACAACTGGTGCAACCCTAACCAACTTTGGTCAGGCAGATTTTAAGGTAACGCTTCCAACAACAGGTTCTTCAACACTTGTTGTATCTGTTACTAACTCATCTGATATTGCTTCTGTTGTTACAGGATTCAACACAGTAACCTCAAGCGTAGTTAAGACAATCTCAGTTCGTGATCTATTGTCTGAACTTGCAGCACAGAAGGCTATTGCAGATGCAGCAGTTGCTGCTAAGGCTGTAGCAGATGCTGCACTTGCTGCTGAGAAGGTTGCTTCTGCAAAGGCTCTTGCTGATGCAAAGTTGGCTTCCGATACAGAACTAGTTGCAGTTAAGGCTGAACTTGCTAAGGTAAAGGCTGATTCTGTAACTGCAACACTTGCTACTAATGCAGCGCTTGCTGCTAAGGATGCAGAAATTGCTAAGTTGAAGGCAGATAATGCTGCTACTCTTGCTGCAATCAAGAAGGCATTCAATGCACTCGCTGTAAAGTGGAATGCAAAGAATCCAAAGGCTAAGGTTACTTTACTTAAGTAGTCAATCCAACAACTGGGGGAGTGGGGAAACCTGCTCCCCTTTTTGTATGGTAAAATGATATTATGATAAATTACGACTTAAAAGATTTTTTACATATTGTTAGAGATTCTAACAAAAACTTTAAACCATATATATTTAAAAACTTTATAAACGAAGAGCACCTGCCGTCTTGGTTTGATTTTTTAAACTGTATTTATCAAGAATGGCAAGAGCCTACTAATATGGCACTAGCCCAAGAAGTTGCTCGAAATAAAGAAACATTAAATGGAACAGTAATAGTTGGTGCTGATTTATATATCAATGCTTTAGGCGGTGCAGATGATAAATATGAAAGGTTTGAAAAGCATTTTCCGATCATCTTTGATATGATTGAAACTATTAATAGAAAAACAACATTTAATCTCGCATTATCTGGCCCTAAAATATGTGTAGGTCCATATAAAAATTTAAGCCATAAAGATGATTGGGCAGCGTTTTCATTACAGTGCCAAGGTCAAACCACATGGGTATTTTCAGACACCTCATTAATGGAACCAGAACCACCCACATATAAAGAAGTTATTGAAATGAATCCAGGTGACTTTGTGTTCTTTCCTAAAGGCATGTATCATCAAATAGAAGTGACTGCTCCACGAGCCTCCTTGCAATTCAATACAAACTTTATTTAATAAAATGGTATAATGATGCTGACTGTACGGAGGCAGAAAGGATCATTAACAAATTAACCAGACTACTAGCATCAATAACCTTAGCCTTCAGTTGGCTTCTAATAGCCCCTACAGACGCTCATTCTGATGACCCCTTAGTAGTTGCTGCCCAAGAACTAGAAGACCTTAAAGACAGCGTAGAGGATCTTAACTATAAAGACGAATTCAATAATCTTATAGGTATAGCAGAAAATAAATATAATTATGCTGTTCAAGCAAAACAAAATATGGACAGCGCCTTGCTTGCATATGATGATGCGGTTACTGCAAAATCCACGGCAGTTCAAGAAAAGAACTTAGCCCAGTCAGCAGTAGATGCACAAACACTTACAGTTGCTATAGCCCTAACAGATAAAAATAATGCTCAGGATGCCCTTGATGTGGCAAACCTAAATGTACAGACAACACAGGCCAATATGCAGTCAGCCAGTGGTCAGGGGCTTTCATATACTGTTTATAATTTGGTAAGGACATGGCCAAGCATAGCAACACCAGACTCAGTGATTTGTTCTGGTACATGGAATTCAAATTCAATGCAATTGCCAGTTTGTGGAAACAGATATGAAAATATTGTTGTAAAGTTTACTGGAACTATTACAGTTCCTTCACATTGGACATCAACTTATTTTGCAGGTTATACAGATGATGGTTTTAAAATGTACGTTAATGGACAACTTGCTATTAACAACTGGGTAGAGCAAGGAGTTAGATGGAGTGCATATTCTCCAGTATATGATGTTAGTCAAGATAAAACTTTAGATGTAGAAATATGGTGGTATAACGGTGGAGGTCCAGGATCTTATCATCTTGGATGGGCAATTCCTGGAGGTTGGACTGGTGCTGGATGTGATTATACTGGTGGATGGGGAGTAGGCTTTAGTTGTAATTTAAACACATTCTCTTCAGGTGCAGTTGCAAATCAGTCGCAAATAGATGCTTATAACGAAGCACTTGCAACAAGAGACTCAGCACAAAATCTTTATAATAATAAATTATCTGCGTATAATCAAGCAGTTCAAAACCTCACAACATTACAACAAAACCTAACAACTGCAGAGCAAAACCTAACAACTGCAGAAGAAAACCTCACAACTTCTTTATCTGCAAAAAATAATACAATCTCAGCATATAATCAATCAATAACTGATATGAATAATGCAATACAGGATGCCTGGGATTATTATGAAGAACAGAAAGAAAGAGAAATACAAATTGCTATTGCTCAAGCAGCAGCCAACGCTGCAGCAAATCAACCAACGCCAGAGCCTACAATAATTGCAACACCAGAGTCAAGCCCAGAGCCAAGTCCAGAGCCTTCGGTTGAGCCTACTATTGATCCTACACCAGAACCAAGTTCAGAACCTACACCTGAACCAACTGTAGAGCCAACAAAAGATCCAGAACCTGAACCTACTACAGAGCCTACTGCTGAACCAACAGAAGAACCTACACCTGAACCAACACCTGGACCAGAACCAACGGTAGAACCAACGCCTGCACCTGAAGAAAAACCAGTAATTAAAGATGAAGAATTGGCAGCATTGGTACCTGAAAAAGGAACGGGAACAACAGAAGATTTATCTGGAGTTATTGCTAACCTTACAAGTAAAGATAATAAATTAGTTACACTAACACCAGAACAAGTAGCAGCAGTTAGCCAAACTCTTAAGGCTTTAACTACAGAGGCTAAGGCTGAAGTTGCACAGGAATTAGGTATTAAATCATCTGAAGTTGAAAAGATTGCTGAGGCTATGAAATCTGATCCTGCCATTGCTACCGCATTTGTTGAGTTTAAAGATAGAGCAAAAGAAGCAGGGGATGCGGCAATGCCATACACACTGGCAGACGCTATTACAGAAGTACAAACAGAAGCATTTTTAGCAGATCCACTTGGAACATTATTAGATATAGATTTAGGTAAAGTTTTAAACCCTACAGAATGGGGTAAAGATATGACAGATGACCAAAGAGAGAAAGTTCAAGAGGTTGTTGTCCCTGTTATTTTGGTAGGAAACATTGTTGGTTCAGTTATGTCACTAAGGAGGTTATAATATGAACATGATTAAGAATATAGTTAAAGGACTCTTGAAGTGGTTCAAGGCTGCAGTTATTGAAAGTATAGCCCAGATCTTCACCATACTTGGTTTCTTCATTGCTTGGCTTACCCTTACAGGTACAGCACAGCAGGTAGTTGGTATAGCGACCCTAATATCAATTGCTCTTTGGCTTATAACAATTCCACTAAGAGAAGAAAAGGAGTAAAAAATGAAAGATAAAGTTATTTTTACACTATCTGTAATGGTAGGACTTGCCATTATTACTGCCATTGTTGGAGATTATGTTACTGCTGCCCTTGAGACTCAAAAGACAGGTGAGCCAGTAGAGGTCTCAGCAGAAGTCATGACCCTTGTTCAAACCGCCCTTGGTGGTCTAATTGGTATTATTGGTGGATATTTTGGGGCCAAAGGCTCTAAAAAAGATGACGAATAAATTGGTATAATGCTGTTATGAAAATTCGTCATACCGCTTTATCGTG